TATCCAACTGCGGTATGATTTTATCCAAATAAGTATTTTTAATTTTGGATCGTTGACGTATGTCAAGGATAAGTCCAGGAACTTCAGATTGGGATGCAAGCTCTCCGAGTACTTCCGCATCCGTTGAGTTAGCACCCGTTCCTGTTTTCTTCCCAGTAGGGTTGAGACCAAGGAAGTCAAAAAGAAGGCTACGCAACTGAACAGTACTGTTAGGATTAAAATCTTTTCCATTTATTTTCTCAAATTTAGATATCTCAGGGTTCTGGTACAAGGTGTCCACAGATTTATCTATTTCTGTTTGCATTAACTCTTGAGATACGCTTAGCCTTTCTTTATTAAAAGGTACACCATTATCCTGTGCATCAATCAGAAAACGAGTACCAGGAATTAGAATTTCATCGTATACTTTCTTCAGCTTAGCATTTTGCTTAATTTTAACAAACTTTTCATATAAGAGAAAAGTACATAAAGCATCCATAGCTGCATAAGTTTTCATTACATCAAAAGGAATACACTCCCACTGAAAATCAGCTTTCAATATTCCATGTTCTTTTCTATAGTTATCCATCCAATCATACATTGGCTTCTCGTAATCGCCATACGGAGTATACTTGATTGATAACTGCTTGAGACCATGTCCTCCAGGGTTCTCGTCTATGAGGTAATGGAGCAACATTGTGTCTTCAAAGTTAGGGAACTTAAACTTAAAGTGATACTCAAAGAATGCTATGTCAAACTTAGCATTGTGAAATATTACCGTTTTCTTACTAAAAAGTTCTTGTAACAAGTCTTCAGTTCGCTCATCAAAACATTCCGTATTGATATAAACTCCCTTCTGACCATCATAACAAAGCGATATACCCAGTATATAACCATCCCTAGGATATAGTCCCGTTGTCTCCGAGTCAAGTGCCACATATGTACCACTATGATCAATAGCTGCTTGTATAAAGGCATTGCACTCTTCTGTTTCTTCAATTCCGAAAGCGATACTCTCATCTATAATAACCTCGTCAACCAATCCTTTGATGTGGTTGATTATACTCTCTTTTGAAGTTTCCCAAGTCTTTCTAGCCTCGGGCTTGAACTTCAGCATAGCGGGATTAATTACAGGCAAGAATTTATCTTCTACTTTCTTGCCAGAATACTCTGTTACTGAATTAATTTTGGTAAAGTACTTCAACGCATCACTACCTACTAGTATAAGCCAGTCATAGTTATCTGTATTGATACTTATGTCACAATCTCTTTTTAATACTTTTTTAATATTTGAATCCGAACATAGTTGATACTGATCAAACTCAAACTCACCTTCAAATTCTCGTCTAAAATCAGTTCTACTCGGTTTAGTTTCTACTAAGGCAACTCTAGCCATATAACTTCCTCTTTAATTTATTTACTGAAGTTTGGGATAGTGCACCAGGATCTGTATCCTTGAAATGGATATTCCTAGCTACGAGACCAGCTTTCTCACACGCACCCTTTAAATTTTCTGCCGCAGTCTGACCTGCGGTATCCCCGTCAAAAAAGATTTCCACATACTCTGCTCCTTGTACTCGGAGCATAGATAGTTTAGCCTCATTATAATTATTAGTTCCAAAACAGCACACAGCATTAGTCAGACCTTTATCGTGCAAGTTTATCATATCATAGATACCTTCCACCAATATAACAGAGCCTTGTATAAACTCTACTACAGGAAAGAAGGGTAACCTAGCTCCTGGAGGAGAGAACTTGTACTTAGGTGTCCCACCTGTTGTGTGTCTTCCTTGAAAAGCTACTATATTACCTGATATGTCACGAATTGGAAATACTATTCTGCCCACATGGTCATTATGTGAGTGTTGAAAAGCCTCGAACTTCTTATAAGTTTCAGGGCGAATATCTCTCCAGTTTCCTACATACGGCAATCTATTTTGAGGAAAGGACAAACCAATACTTTCGGAGCGTTTTTGTATAATTTTCTTTTTAAAAAGGTCTCTCTGTTGTTGTAGTTGGTTTGCCCTTTCCCCAAAATGATTGAATAAATTACCTTTGTACCCACACGAAAAGCAATTGAAAATACCAGTAATCTGGTCTATTCTCATACTAGGATTTTTATCTCCATGTTCAGGATTAAGACACCTTACTAGGTAATCCGCACCCTTCTGCATGAAGTAAATATTCTTCTCTTGTAATAGCCTTTCTACTTCCATTAAATCCTTTCGTGAGGTTTATAATCTGAATCTTCTTCTTGACCGTCTGAATTTAAGTCAAGCATGTCTCGTACTTTCTTCCTGTAACTCTCTATGAACTCCAGAATTTCTTCTGTTTCTTTACTTGTTTCTTTTGCTTTTTTCATGTTGATATTATACTAAAGATGACATTAAATGTCAAGATATATTTTTACAGGTCGTCTATGTCTTCACCAGTCTTTTGATCGTTTGCTTCTCTCTCCTTGGGGGTTAGAGAAGATTCTGGGCCAATTTTTAATGTTTCCCAGTCCATTGTAGAGGTAAAAGAACGCATAGCGGCTGCTCTCATCTTAACACAGTTAAATGTGATACAACCATCTTCTTGACTCCATGGTTCCATAGAATATGCTGCATCAGCAGCGTCAAGAATACCTTTGGCAAATCGAGCTTCACCGCTAGCGTCTGTTTGGTACGGCGAGAATATTGGGGTTTCAAATTCTTGCGCCATGCTCTTCAAAGCCTTACTAACTTCTATTTGTTCTGTCCAATCGTATTGCCCTCCACGAGAAGGTATACTAGATCGCTTAACTTGATTGATATAGTCGACTATAACTACGCCCACATCCATCTTGCTTTTAATTTTTTTATCAAGCTCGGCTCTTATCTTAGAGATAGTAAGAGAGGGGTCATAAACTACATCTAACTGTTGAGATGGGAGAAGCTCACAAGTAGATTTTAGTTTATCGTGGAACTTTTCAAAGTCTCGATGATCTCGGTACTCTGCAAGTCGCTCTTGGCTATCTTGATATCGGGCAGCCCACCAACTAGCAACCTTTTCCCATTCCGTTACGTTAAGATTTTTAGCGCGTAGGCGTGAAAAAGGTACTTCAGTTGCAATCGAACAACACCGTTGCAGTATCGCTCGGCTATCCATCTCAATAGTGAAATAGATTGCAGACTTTCCAGATTCATAGACATTGTTAGCAATATTAGAGCAGGTAATAGATTTCCCCGCCCCTCGACGACCGCCTACTAAGATTAAGTCTCGGGGGGAGAACGAAATCTCGTAGTCATTATCGGTATTTAAGCCGAGAGGCAGGTACTTTCCTAACTCTTCATCAGGTTCAAACAAGGGAATACGTTGCATACTCTCTTGTGGTTCTTGAAGGTCTACTTTGTTTTCGATATCAAGAACGATTTGATGTAAGTGTCCTACAGATTCCTCTGCATCCTCAAAGGACATAGAGTTATCAACGTAGTCCTCAAGTGACAGTAGTATCTCTTTTTGAGTATACTCATTTTTCAGATACTGAAGAAGCATATACGCATCCGCATCTACTTCAACAGAATCTATGGCAAAGAGAAGTTCCTTAGTGGCACTATCTCTTAGCTCAAACTTGAGGTCTTCAAACGTGGGGAGCTTATGAAATTTTTCGCAGTGCTTGTCTATCTCAGAAAATAATCTGTGATAGGCTACAGGCAAGTAATGCTTACGCACTGATGACCAAGATTCAAAATCTTGCACATCTAAAACTTGCTTTATAAAAGCACTTGCGATATTCAATGGTTCCCCCGAGTGAAATGTAGCCAGAACAACCCCTTGTCCTAGCTACATGGATGTACTACTTCTTAGGAAGCAGCAGCTTTTTCTTTCTTTGCAGCTCCATCATAGTCTGACGCTGTCAGCCCACGACGGGTTAGCATAGTTTTGACACCTCGGGCAGTTTTACCAATTGTCTCTGCAATTGATTCTACTGTCATATCAGAAACATCACCCAGGTCAGCCAAAGGATCTTCTTTTGCTGAGCCTTTCGTATGCTCTTGACGGGGGATAGCGTCGATTTCGCCGGAACGAAGAAGGCTAAGAGCCTTACCACGAATACTGTTTACAGTACGGTCAAGCTTTTCTGCAATCGCTTCCACGAAAGCACCATCTTTAACCATAGCTACGAAGATATCTTCTTCCTCGGGGGAATAAGTTCTTACAGTCTCCACTTTGGGAGCAGCTTTAACATGGCCAGTAAGTTCCATAGAAAGGATCTTACCTTGAATAGATTTAGGACTAAAAGCCCCAGATTCAAAGTGAGATGCGATCTCTGCATAGGTATACTCGCCGCTATTGCCTTCGACAAAAGCAGAGAGAGTAGCTTCTTGAGACTCGCTGAAAGCGCGTGCACTTTTAGCTGAAGCAAGTTCTACTTCAAAACCCATTTTACGCAGTTTGCTAGAAACTGACCGTGTAGTAGTCTCAAGCTGGTCTGCAGCTTCTGCTACAGTTACTTGAGAAATTGGTACTTCATCACCGACGAAATTAGTGAGCTCGTCAGTACGCTCATCAGTCCACTTAGGCAGTGTTGCCATTGGTTTCTCCTATAAAATCTAATAGATTAGTTACTATTGTTATGCCAGACTCTCTGGCCTTTTTTGTTTTTGCAGATTCTATTCCACTTTCATTCACGAGAATGGTTACATCTTTTGTAATAGTACTTTTTACTGCGTATCCTTGGGCTGTTAGTGCCTGGGTTGCGTCAGCTTTAGTTTTAAAACTTGTTAGTTTACCACTAATACATACTGTACCAAGAGCTTCTACTTTATCTTTAGGTTTCTCAAACTTAAAATCAAATGGTAAAAACTCAAAATTATTAATCCATTCATCTTCGTACCAATCCATTAAACTCTCAGTAGTCTTAATTCCAAGACCCGCGTCACGACATTTGCCCATGCTAAGCTCAGTGAGATAGCTAATTTTTGTGGACAATTTCTCTGTTGCAGTCTTTCCGACTAAGGGTATACTAAAAGCTGGTAGTAATTGGTTCAATGTAGCTTTCTTACTATGTTCAATCTCTACAAATAGCTTATCTGCCAGCCGTTCTGAGGAGAGAGCAATCTTTGTAAGGTCATAGTCAAGCGCATATAATTCCCATAAGCAGGTAATTGACAGCTTTTCTATAGTCTTTGGCCCAAGCCCTTTAATTTTTAGGGTCTTGGCAAAGTGCTCAATTTGTTTACTAATTTGTGCAGGACACTCGGTGTTCTCACAAAACAATAAGTCGTTTCTCCACGCCAACACAAAACCGCACGAACTACAAGTAGTAGGGGCTAGTATCGCTTGCATGGGGACTCCTCTGAAATTGAAAGTATATTATATCTAATTTTGAGATTATTGTCAAGAATTATTTTTAGTTAACTCGTCGGACAATACGGGGGATGATTTCACCACTGCGTATGACTTCGACCTCGCAACCAATTTCTAATCCTAACTCCTCAATGTATTGCATATTATGTAAGGTAGCTCTGGAAACCTGTGCATCCCCAACCATAACGGGCTCTAATTCTGCTACTGGTGTTACCACTCCAGACTTACCTGTTTGCCAGACTACACCTAGTAGTTTGGTTACTACTCCTTCCTTTTGTTCTTTATAAGCTAAAGAACCTCTGGGATGATGTGCAGTAAAACCACAATCTTCCCATGCTTCCAGATTATCAATCCTAAAGACTTCACCATCTGTAGGGTAGTCAGTAGCAATAAAGCTAATATCTGTATAGAAACCTAATTTTTGACAGTGAAGTAGTTTATCTGACCAGTACAAAAAGTCACCATTTGGTCGCATATCATGTACTACAAAAAATAAGTAAGGTCTTCGTTCTTTAAACTCTTCTTCACTCTTAAGGTTTAAGGCACCTGCTGCAAAGTTTCTTGCATTAGGAATACTACTTGGTGCTACTACTTCACCGTCAATCTGACAGAGAGCTTTGTAGTCAATTTCCCACGGAACTGTTTTAAGGTGGCGTAC